CCTTTTTATCTAACGTAGACGAAAATCATATTATTTATAATGAATACTATGCTGGAGAATTTGAAAGAGTGATGCACGCCGCAGAAGTGTTAAATAAATCTTCTATTCATATAAAGAGATTGCCAGATTTCTCTATTAAAGATATAGAAAATACTATAAAATTTAGCTGTCATGAGTATAAAACCCGATATGTTTTTTTTGATTATTTACATACAAGTATGAAAATTTTAACAGAAGTAACTTCTAAGACTGGGATTAAAGGATTAAGAGAAGATAATGTATTATTTATGATTTCTATCCGATTAAAAGATTTGTGTAATGAATATGGAATTTTTATAATGACTTCTACTCAATTAAATGCGGAATATAGAGAAGCTCAAATATATGACCAAAATTTATTAAGAGGAGCTAAATCAATAGCAGATAAAATTGATTTAGGTATGATAATGTTAGAAACTAGTAATGAAGATCGAGAAGCACTGAAACCTATTTTAACTACTCGACCTGAGTTTGAAGATCCGTTAATTAAGATTTCAGTTTATAAAAACAGAAGAGGCCAGTATAAGAATATTTTACTTTGGTGTAAAGCTCATAGAGAAACTTGTCGTATTAATCCTATGTTTGCTACTGATTATAATTATCATTTAATAGAGATGGAAGATTTGAATATAAAAGTAGATAATAATTTAACCACATCAGCTTTTTAATAAGGAGGTAAAATTATGGACATAGTTGAAATTAAAAATAATTTAACTTTAGATGATATTGAAAATTTACTCGCTTATTTTAATGCTGAACCTAAAAGACAAAATAATACTATTATTTCAAGAACAATATGTCATGGCGGCAATAGCCATAAACTATATTATTATGATAATACTAAATTGTTTAAGTGTTATACTGATTGTCCAGAAGAGTCCTTTGATGTAGGAGAACTAGTTATAAAAGTAAAACATCAAGAAGGGCAAGAAATTACATTACCACAAGCCACGCAGTTCTTACAAAGTTATTTTCATTTATCAAGTAATATAAACAAAGATTTTTTTGGGAAACAAAGTGAATTTCAGGATTGGCAAATTTTAAATAATTATTTAAACAATAATGATGATATGGATAGCAAACAAATTGTTGAATTAAAAAAGTATGATGGAAAAATTCTAAACTTTTTACCCCATCCTCGTATTCTTCCCTGGGAAAGGGAAGGTATTACAAGAGAGTCAATGCAACATCATAAGATTGCTTATAATCCGTCTAATCAAGGGATAGTCATACCTCATTATGACGAAGATAATCACTTGATAGGAATCAGAGAGAGAACTCTTATAAAAGAAAATGAAATATATGGAAAATATAGACCTATGTATCTCAATAGACAGATGTATAATCATCCATTAGGATTTTCTCTCTATAATTTGAATAATAGTAAAAATAATATTAGAGTATTAAAAAAAGCTATTATTTTTGAAGGGGAAAAAAGTTGTCTAAAGTATGAGAGTTATTTTGGGCAAGAGAATGATATTAGTGTAGCAATTTGCGGCAGTTCTTTATCTAAATATCAAATTAATTTATTAATTGCCGCAGGAGTAGAAGAAATTATTATTGCTTTTGATAAACAATTTCAAGTTATAGGAGATGAAGAATTTCAGCGGATGGGTAAAAAAATTAACTAATATTTATAATAAATATAGTCAATATATTAATGTTACTTTTGCTTTTGATAAATGGAATTTATTAGATTATAAGGATTCTCCTATTGACAAAAGTAAAGAAATATTTTTAACATTATTTGAAAGGAGATTTTCTTTATGATACACCACCGGTTTTAAAAAAGGAAAAAAAGTATTTGTAATATTAAAAAATGGAGAAAAGATTATAGATAAATTTAAAGATAGCAATAGTCAATATATAGAATTAGAAAATTATAAAATATTTTGGAAAGACATTAAAGCAACAACCATAAATAAAGATAGGGAGGTAAAAGATGATAATAAATGACACAATGAAAAGCCTTAGAGCTGAATATAGGCAGAAACATCCTAATTGTGAATGGTGTGCTTGGTACTCCTATCATAGTCCTTCAACTAAAGCTCCTTTTATCAATTGCGCTGACTATGCTACTTGTGAGTTAAAAGATACAATAATAAAAATACCAAAATTAAAAGCTAAGACGTGTAATGAATATTTATGTAAAGAGGAGGTGAAAAATAATTAATGAAATACAAATTAATAAAAGAAGTAAATACAAATTATAATGCAACAGAGCAAGTATTAACAAATAGAGGAATACCTTATAATGAAATAAGACATTATTTAAACACAACAGATGCAGATATAAATAGCGCGGAAATGCTAGGTTCCGAGCGCCTTAAAGCAGCTGCCGCCGCACTTCTTACTACAATAAAAGAAAATAAAAAAATGTTAGTTGTAGTAGATTCAGATTGCGATCGGATATACAAGCTCTGCTTTATTATTAAATTATCTTTATGATATTTTTCCTTCATTTATTTTAAATAATATGAAGTATTATATTCATGAAGGGAAAGAACATGGACTATCTGATACTATGGAATATATATTTGAAAAAGATTTTGATTTAATTGTTTTACCCGATTCTAGCAGTAATGATTATGGATATCATAAAGAATTAAATCAGCAAGGAAAGAAAATCATTATCCTTGACCATCATGAAGCTGAATACGTATCTCCTTATGCTATTGTTATTAATAATCAATTATCAGACTATCCCAATAAAGAATTAAGTGGAGTAGGCATTACTTGGCAATTCTGTAGATACTTAGATAGTTTATTAAATATTAATAATGCAGATAATTATTTAGATTTAGTAGCGCTAGGTAACTGCGGTGATATGATGAGTCTTCAGTCAATAGAAACCAAACACTTAATAAATAAAGGATTTGCGCAAATTAAAAATCCTTTCTTCTATTATATGGCAGATAAGAATAGTTTTTCGTTAGGCAATAAATTAACCCCGATGGGAGTTGCTTTCTATGTAGTTCCTTTTATTAATGCAATGCAAAGAAGTGGTACTCTAGAAGAAAAAGAATTACTATTTAAATCAATGCTAATTTTTGAAGCTTTTCAAATAATTCCTTCTACAAAAAGGGGATGTAAAGGACAAACAGAAAAATTAGTAGAACAAGCAGTCAGAACCGCTGCAAATGTGAAGAGTAGACAAACAAGAGCTCAAGATGCTGGAATGGCGTGCTTAGAAAGTAAAATAGAAGAAGAGAATCTATTAAATCATAAAGTCTTACTATTCTTACTCCAGCCAGGAGAAATAGATAAAAATATAGCAGGATTGATTGCTAATAAAATGATGGCAAAGTATCAGAGACCTTGCTGTATTCTGACAAAAACTCAAGAAACATTTGATTTAGATATGGGAGAACCAGTCACTAGAATTGTATACCAAGGATCTGCAAGAGGATGCGATAAAACTGGGGTTAATAATTTTAAAGATATATGTGCGGCAACCGGTGTCATTACAATGGCTGAGGGGCATCAAGGGGCATTTGGATTAGGAATTCCTGAAAGTCAAGTTCAAACATTCTTAGAAAAGACAGATGAAATATTAAAAGAGATGTCAGATGAACCTATTTATTACGTAGATTATATCTATAAAGGAGCGAATGTTGAATCTCAAAACATTTTAGATATTGCCGCGCTAAATGACTTATGGGGAAAGGATATGGATGAATCTTTGATAGCTATTGAAGATTTAAAAGTAACTAAAAATATGGTAACTTTGATGAGTCCAGATAAACGCCCAACGTTGAAAATTACTTTACCTAATAAAGTAGCTTTAATCAAATTTGGCTCTAGTCAAGAGGAATATGAACAATTTTTAACAGAAGGGTATGTAGATATCAATATAGTGGGAGGATGTAATCAAAATGTCTGGATGAATTACACTACCGCACAAGTTTTAATTGAAGATTATCAAATCGTAGGAATTTCGCAATATTGCTTTTAAAGGAGTTTATCATTATGCAAATATTATTTTACATTATTAATCATATAAATGCAGCTACTAAAATAATATATATGAATTATACAAATTATAATCAATTACAAGAAGAAATTGATAATTTATCTGAAGAAGATTATGATTATTATGCTTCTTTAAATCTTGAACGAATTATAATAGCTATAGATGACAGTTTGTCAGATGATGTTATTGATATATAGAGACCTTATAATCGAGGTCTTTATATTTTTATTTGATACTTTTTTTAAAAAATGATATAATATATTTATATAGAGAAAGAAAGGAATTGAAAAATAATGCAATTAACAAAAAAACAACAAGAGGGACTAGACATATGTTTAAAAAGATATAAGAGCAAAGAAAAATACACTGTTATTGCGCGGATACGCAGGTACACGGGAAAACTACTCTCGTTAAATTTTTAGTAGCTGCATTAGAAAATCAATTTAATATAAATCCCAACAAAGATATATGCTATGCTGCTTTTACTGGAAAAGCCTGTCAAGTTTTACAGAAAAAAGGAAATAAACCTGTAAAAACATTACACAGATTATTATGGACTTTTAAGCCAATAGGAGAAAAAAAATTCAGAAGAGAGAGGAACTGGCCTCTTGAATATAAAATTGTTATTGTAGATGAATGCTCAATGGTAGACGCCGAATTATTAAACGAATTAGGCTTACATTCAGAATGTCATTTCATATTTTTGCGGAGATCCTGGTCAACTTCCTCCGGTAAGCAAGGATCATATGGCGGGTCAGACGGGATATGACCTTCTACAAACACCTCATATTTTTTTAACAGAAGTAATGCGTCAAGCGCAAGAATCGGAAATTATTAAACTAAGTATGGACATTAGAGCAGGTAAAAATATCTCTCGCTATAAAGGGACGGAAGTTCAAATTATAAGTCGAGAAGAGTTGAATACTGGACATTTATTATGGGCAGACCAAATTATTTGTGGCACTAATGCAACAAGAATATCTTTAAACGACCAGGTCAGACATTTATTAGGATTCGGAAAAGAACCTCAGGATGGAGATAGGTTAATTTGTTTGCGCAATTCATGGGAAACAGCTTCCTTACAAGGAGACCCTTTAGTTAATGGAAGTATTGGAACATTAGATAAATCTTATTCTAGTTTTATAAAGTTACCTAGAAAAGACGCAATATCAGTAGTATGCGGTAATATAAAAATTGATGACGAAGATCTTTATGAGGACTTAATATTAGATAAAAAAAGCATTGTTGAAGGAGAATATGGAGTAAACTTTAAAACTTTAAGTTATATGAGAAAGCATAGTCTATATCAACATCTTATTCCATTAGAATTCACTTATGGCTATGCAATAACAGCACACAAATCGCAGCGGGAGCGAATGGGATAAGGTTCTAATCTATGAAGAGTCATTTCCATTTTCTAAAGAAGAACATAAAAAATGGTTGTATACCGCAGTTACGCGTGCCGCTCAGAAGGTCGTCCTAGTCAGACCAACCTAAAAAATGAAAATAGAACTTTTGTAACAATTATCATTAAAAATTATTATAATTGATTTTTAGCAAAAAATATGATATAATTTATATAGAATAAAGAGAGGAGGATAAAAATATGTGTAACCGCTTTGAAACTCATTCACATACAGAATACTCAAATCTTCGTTTGCTTGATTGCATTAATAAGCCTAAAGCTCTTATCGATAGAGCTATTGAATTAGGATTATGCGGGATTGCAATAACTGATCACGAGTGCTTATCAGCAGCTCCGCAAATTAATTTTTATCAAGAGGAATTAGATAAGAATGAAGCTACTAAAGATTTTAAGATTGCTATTGGAAATGAAATATATCTAACAGGCACAAGAGATGATAAGCAAAGATATTATCATTTTATTTTAATTGCAAAAAATAAAAGTGGCTATCGTGCATTAAGAGAATTATCTTCTACAGCTTGGATGAATAGCTATTGGGATAGAGGTATGGAGAGAGTCCCAACTTTATATAGTGAATTAGAGAGAGTCGTAAAAAAATATCCTAATAGTTTGATTGCAACAACAGCTTGTCTAGGAGGAGAATTAAGTGTTAATACATTAAATTTAGTTAATGCAGAAAAAGTTAATGACATTGACGGAGCAAAAGCTGCTCATGAAAACATAGCAAATTTTGTACTGTGGTGCAAAGAATTGTTCGGTTCAGATTTTTATATTGAATGTGCGCCAGGATGTTCTAGTGATCAAATAAAAGTTAATCAAAGATTAGTGTCTATAGCTAATGCTTTTGGCTTAAAGATGGTTATTGGTTCAGATGCACACTATCTAAAGAAAGAAGATAGATTTGTTCATAAGGCTTATCTTAATTCAAAAGGTGGAGAAAGAGAAGTCGATGAGTTTTATGAATATGCTTATCTACAGAGTAATCAAGAAGAATTAGAAAATTTATCTCGTTCTAATTTCACCGAAGAATTTGTCAATCAGTTATGGACAAATAGTCAGGAGATTTATAATAAGATAGAGAAATATAGTATAAGGCATAAACAAACTATTCCAAAAGTAGAGGTTGAAGATTTTCTTAAAAAAGAAGAAGAAACTGCGGATTTTGCAGAGAAATATCCAACTTTATTAAGTATGGAACGCTCTGATGATAAAATAGAAAGATTTTGGATAAATAAATGTAGAAAAAGATTAAGAAAATTAGGATTAGAAAATGATATATATTTAAGTAGATTAGAAGAAGAAGCTGATATAAAAAGAACAATAGGCGAAAAGCTAGAAACTAATATGTTTGCTTATCCCGTTACATTACAACATTATGTTAATTTATTTTGGGAGTGCGGCAGCATCGTTGGAGCGGGAAGAGGCTCAAGTTGTTCAGGATTGAACCACTATCTGTTAGGAATAACTCAGCTTGACCCTATTAAGTGGAATTTACCATTCTGGAGATTAGAACTTTAAGAAATAGTCTCCCTTCAAGGTGACTTGAAGTATAAAAAATTTCGTGAACCTTATTACTCAAGGGTGTGTAAAGAACGAATAGTTTTAGTAGGAAATGACTAATTAATCTTTATGCTAACAGGGAAGCCTTAACAGTTAAGCTGAAGGTAATCCAGTGCCAAGGCGGCAACCGCCGCAAGGTGTAACGACTATCCGAAAGGAGTAGAGTAGAAGATGAGTTACTACTCGAAGTGCGAAAATCTTTAAATATTTTCTACCACTTTGGTCAAAAAGGTAGAAAAATGTTAATTCATTTTTCATATAATAATAGAAAATATGAAGGAGGAATTAATGAATGTTAATATATAAAATAACTAATAAAATAAATAATAAATGTTATATTGGTCAAACAATAAAATCTGCTGAAGAAAGATGGAAAGAACATAAAAGAAGTATAAATATAAATCATCCCAATTGTATAAATAAAACTTTATATAGAGCAATGAGAAAATATGGAATTGAAAATTTTACTTTTGAAGTTCTTCAAGATAATATAGAAAGTTTTGAAAAGTTAGATAAGGCAGAAATTTATTGGATAGATTATTATAATAGTTTTATAAAAGGATATAATGAAACATTTGGAGGTCAGCAATATCATAAGATACTTCCAAATAAAAAAATTATTAAAGATTATTATAAAACTCGCAGCGCAAGAAAAACAGCATTAAAATTTGGGATAGACCATTCAACAGTAGACGACATATTAAATCAAAATAATATTCCAAGATTTAGTTTTAGACAGGCGGCAGGTCAAAGATTAAGAATTTCTAAAGAAGATTTTATTAAAGAATTTGATTCTGTAAAAGATTGTGCTGAATGGTTTGTAGAAAATAAAATATGTAAGACTTCTAAAGTAGAAAGTGCAAGAACTGGATTAAAGAATGCACGAGCAACAAATGGTTATTATTATGGTTATTTGATAGAAAATATTTAAAGAATAAGATATAGTCTGCGCCATCAGAAATGGTGGATAACGTGATTTGAATAAAGAGCGTACAGAATTGCGGAGATATTGATTTAGACCTTTGTCCAAGCAAACGTCCTAAAATTTTGAATGAAATTAAAAAAGAAAGAGGACAGAATTTTAATGAAGATATTGATGATTTAAGCAGAAAAAATTTAGGCTGTACATTAATAGCTACTTTCGGAACAGAAGGAACTAGATCTACAATTTTAACCGCTTGCCGCGGATATAGAAGTGAAGAGTATCCAGACGGAATTGAAGTAGATATAGCTCAATATCTAAGTTCTTTAATTCCAAGTGAAAGAGGTTTTTTATGGCCGTTGTCAGATGTCTTAAATGGGAATGAAGAAAAAGGAAGAAAGCCTAACAAAATATTCATTAACGAAGTTAATCAATACCCCGGTTTATTAGATATTATGATGGGAATAGAGCGGACTTGTTAACAAAAGAAGTAGTCATGCAAGTGGAGTAATATTATTTGATGAGGATCCGTATGAATTTGGGTCTTTTATGAGGACCCCTAAAGGAGAAATTATTACAGCTTTTGACTTACATGATTGTGAGGCCTGTGGCATGACGAAATACGATTTTTTAGTAACTGAAGTACAGGATAAATTAGCAGAGGCTATTAGATTATTACAAAAATATGGAGAAATTGATAATAAATTAACTTTAAGAGAAGTATATGATAAATATTTTCATCCTAATATTCTTCCTATTGAAGAGGATAAATATTGGAAGGTGCTACAAGAAAATAGTGTATTAAATATATTTCAATTTGATTCAGAAGTGCGGAAGTCAAGCAGCGAAGAAAATCAAGCCTAGATCAATTCTAGAGATGGCAGATGCTAACGGGTTGATGAGATTAATGACTGCAGAGAAAGGCCAAGAGTCTCCAATGGATAAATACATTAGATTTAAGAATAATATTAATTTATGGTATGCGGAAATGGACAAAGCTGGACTTACAAAAGAAGAGCAAAAAACATTAGAACCATATTTCTTAAAATCTCATGGAGTACCCCCATCTCAGGAGCAATTAATGATGATGTTAATGGATGAAAATATTTGCAATTTTTCCTTAGCAGATGCTAATGCCGCAAGAAAAATAGTTCGGCAAGAAACAGATGAACAAGATTCCAATATTAAGACAACAAGTATTAGAGCAAGCTAAATCGAAAGCATTAGGTGAATACGTATGGAATTGTGGTATAGGCCCTCAAATGCGGATATAGCTTTAGTGTTATACATGCCTTAGCTTATAGTTTCATAGGGTTTCAAACCATGTATATTGCAACGAGATGGAATCCAATTTATTGGAATACAGCTTGCTTAATTGTAAATAGTGGCAGCTTAGAAGAGGAAGATGTTTTTGAAGAGAATGAAGATGGAGACATCATAAGTAATAAAAAAGAAAAAGCGACAGATTATGCTAAAATTGCAAAAGCTCTAGGTGATATTATCTCTAAAGGCATAAAAGTATCTTTAGTAGATATTAATAAGTCAAATTATAGTTTTGAGCCAGATGTTGAAAGTAATGAAATTTTATTCGGAATGAAAGCTTTAAGTAATGTGGGCGGTCCAGTAATTGAACAAATTATTGCGAATAGACCTTATTATAATATAGCAGATTTTATGCAAAGATGTCCATTAAATAAAACTGCAATGATATCCTTAATTAAAGCAGGAGCTTTTGATAAATTAGAAGTCCAATGGGGGAAAGAAGCTCATCAAGAGCCTAGAAAATTAATTATGGCATATTATTTATCTAAAAATTGTGATGCAAAAAAGAGACTAACATTACAAAATTTTAATGGTCTATTAGCACATAATCTAGTTCCTGAGGACTTAGAATTACAAAAAAGAACTTATTTATTTACTAAATATTTAAAGACAAATAAAAAAGTGGGAAAATACTATGTATTTGATAACGCTTGCGAAAAATTTTATAATGAATATTTTGATATAGATAAACTAAATATAATAAATGGAGTAACTTGTATATTACAATCAGATTGGGATAAAATTTATAAGAAAGTAATGGATGAAGCAAGGACTTGGCTACAGAATAATCAAAATGAAATGCTAAATAAATTTAATGAGATGTTATTTCAAGAGGCATGGCAGAAATATGCGCAAGGGAATATTTCAACTTGGGAGATGGAATCTTTATGTTTCTATTATCATGAACATGAATTAACACATATTGATAATAAAAAATATGGTTTGATTAATTTTTATGACTTACCTAGTGAACCTATTATCGACTATGTATTCAAGCGTAATGGAAAAGATATTCCAATTTATAAAATTTATAGAATTGCAGGAACTGTTATTAGCAAAAATGATGCTAGAAGTTCAATCAGTTTATTAACGGTTAATGGAGTAGTGAATGTTAAATTTACAAAAGAATACTTTGCAATGGCAGCAAGACAAATTTCGGAAAGGCAAGAAGATGGCACTAAAAAAATAACAGAAAAAGGCTGGTTTGTGCGTGGCACTAAGTTACTACTTCAAGGATATAGACGAGATGATACTTTTGTGGCAAAGACATACTCAAAAACAATTGGACATCAATTATATAAAATAACTAATCTTAATAAAGATGGCACATTAGAATTACAACATGAAAGAAAAGGAAGTCAAGAGGAGGATTAATAATGGAAATAATTAAACATGGAAATATAAAATCTAAATATCAAAACACCTGTCCTTTCTGCGGCTGCATCTATAATTATGCAGCCTCAGATATATATATGATATATACTGGTATTGCAGTTGTAGACTGTCCAGAATGCGGCAATTCTAATATAGCTGCAACCTTGCCTTCATGTGGCCAAACTTATAACATCCCTCTAGAAATAAACACTCAGCAGGAAGAGGAGAAGGAGGATAATAACCATTGGAAATGGTGGAAAATAAATATGTAGTAATTGCAATATTTGGTCCTAGTGCAGCAGGCAAGGATACAATAGCAAAATGGTTGGTTGAGCATATGGAGAATACGAACGAGATCATAAGCTGCACCACTCGACCTCCGCGCGATTATGAGATTAATAAAAAGGATTATTATTTCTTATCAGAGGAAGAATTTAAACGAAAAATAAAAAATAATGAAATGTTAGAATCAACTCGATTTAGAGATTGGTTATATGGCACTTCTATTAATGCGTTAAAGAAAGATAAAATTAATATTGGAGTTTTTAATATAGATGGGATAAAATATTTAACTACAGATAACCGATTAAAGGTATATCCTGTTTATATTTATGCTTCTGATAAAATAAGATTATTAAGAAGCTTATTCAGAGAAGAAAATCCTGATTGTGCGGAAATTTGTAGAAGATTTCTAGCTGATAAAGAAGATTTTAAGGATATTGATAATTCTATTTTTAATTTTATTACTTATATTAATGAAACTCAAAATTCAGAAAAATTTATTGATTTACAATTAATGATAGAGCAGGACATTAATAAATAATCTTATAGAAGATTTTTTCAAAATATATGTATGATATATTTAAAAATATCATACACCTTTTAAAATATATAAATAATTAAAGGAGGAAACGATGAAGAAAGTTAAAAAAAGAGACGGAAGAATAGTTAATTTTAATTCTCAAAAAATTATTGATGCGGTGCTAGCCGCTTTTGAAGAGGTAGATGGAAAAATTACTCAATATGCAGTCGATAAAGCTAGAAATATTGCAGATTATATTGAGGGATATTATATTGAAGATGATGATGATTATATTCCGGGCATAGAGGATATTCAAGATTTAGTAGAAAAAGGATTAATGAGTTGTAAAAGAAAAGATGTAGCAAAAGCTTATATTTTATATAGAGAAGAAAGAAGTAAAAAACGTCAAAGAAACACTAAATTTATGAATAATATTTCAAAAAAGATTATGGCTTCTGATGTACAAAATCAAAATGCTAATGTAGACGAATATTCTTTTGGAGGGCGTGCTGGAGAGGCAAGAGACGAATTATTGAAAGACTATGCTTTGAATTACTTATTATCAGATTTATCAAAAAGTAATCACTTAAATAATGAAATCTATATTCATGACTTAAGTTCTTACGCTTTAGGTAATCATAATTGTTTAACCATTCCTTTTGATAAATTATTAGCGGAAGGTTTTAATACAAGACAAACTGATGTTAGACCAGCTAATAGTGTCAATACAGCTTTTCAACTAGTAGCAGTAATATTTCAGCTCCAATCTTTACAACAGTTTGGTGGCGTTAGCGCTAGTCATATAGATTGGACTATGGTTCCATATGTTAGAAAATCATTTTTCAAACATTGGAAAGATGGACAAAAATATATTATGGAAAACGAAAATGCTGATAATTTATTTTTTAATACTGATTTATCTATTGAAGATGAATATTATAAACAAGATGAGAGAGTTTATAAATATGCTTTGGATAAAACTACTCGTGAGGTAGAACAAGGGGCAGAAGGTATGTACCATAATCTCAATACACTACAATCACGTAGTCGGGAACCAATTGCCTTTTACCTCGTTGAATTATGGAACTTGCACTCTCCCAGAGGGTCGTATGGTAATAAAAGCACTTTTATCTGGATCAATAAAAGGTGTGGGTAAACTACATAGGACTCCAGTATTTCCTTGTGGTATTTTTCAAATGATGAAAGGCGTCAATAGAGAAGAGGGAGACCCTAATTATGACCTATATCAGTTAGCCTTGGAATCAACAGCAAAAAGATTATATCCTAATTATGTAAATGTAGATTGGTCGGTTAATGCTGGATATGATAAAAATGATCCTCGAACTTATGTATCTACAATGCGGTTGCCGCACTTATAATGGTTTTGATATCAATGCAGAAGAAGGAGTTAATCCGCAATTAAAGGATGGTAGAGGAAATATATGTCCTGTAACTATTATTATGCCTACTCTTGCCATGGAAATTAAAGATGATTCTAATCCAGTCCAAGGCTTCTTAAATTTATTATATCAAAAAATAAATGAAGCAAAAGATATGTTGATAGAGAGGTATAATTATATTATTTCTCAGAATCCTAATTCAGCTAACTTTATGTATGAGAATGATTTAATGTATGGATTTGATGGTAAAACAATCGAAAGTGCAATGAAACATGGAACTTTAGCTATAGGACAAATAGGTTTGGCTGAGACATTACAAATATTAATAGGGACAGACCAAACAACAGAAGAAGGTATGAAACTAGCAAAAAAAATAGAACAATTATTTAAGGATAGATGTTCACAATTCAAACAAGAATATAAATTGAATTTTGGGGTATATTACACTCCACGGAGAAAACCTTTGCTATACAGCAATGAAAAAATTTAAAGAAAGATATGGAGAAATTCCTAACGTATCCGATAAAGAATTTTTTACTAATTCAATTCATGTTCCTGTATGGAAAGAAATGTCTCCTTTTGATAAAATTGATATAGAGAGCCAACTAACAGGTTATAGTAACGCTGGTTGTATCACTTATGTAGAATTAGATGGAGGAGTAAAAAATAATTTGAAAGCGTTAGAAACAATAGTTAATTACGCCATGGATAAAGATATTCCTTATTTTGCTGTTAATGTTCCAAACGACACTTGTTTAGAATGTGGGTATTGTGATGAATTTAATGATAAATGTCCTATGTGCGGCAGCGCCCATATTCAGCAACTTAGACGCGTTACAGGATATTTAACTCGGAAATTATAAGACTGCCTTTAATAAAGGAAAACAACAAGAAGTAGAAATGCGTGTCAAACATGCTCGCTTCCATTAATATAGGCACAGAGAAGTAAATAAATAAATATTTACTTCTTTTTTTTTTTTTTTTTGATTTTTTTGTAAAATTATGATATAATAAAGATATAAAGGAGAAGAATAAATGGCTAGATTAGCGGGGATAAATAAAAATGATATTGTGAATGGAACAGGTATTTGTGTATCTGTTTGGATGCAAGGCTGTCCATACCACTGTAAAGGATGCCATAATCCAGAAACATGGGACTTTAATGGCGGCCGCGCAATAGAAAATGAGGATTTAGAAATAAAAAATATATTAGAATATATGAATCTGAATGATATACAAAGAAATTTATCAATCTTGGGGCGGAGAGCCTTTATGCGAACAAAATATTTATTTTGTTAGGAAATTAGCGGCTGCCGCAAAAGTCCAATACCCATCTGCAAAGATTTATTGCTGGACGGGGGCTACTCTAGAAGAACTAAAAAAACAATTTAATAATATTCAAAATTTTTTAAAAGATATTGATATTTTAATCACAGGACGCTTTATTTTAGAAGAAAGAGATGTCACATTGCCGCTCCGAGGTAGTAGGAATCAATGTATCCTTAAGAAAAATATTGATTTTTAATAAAAAATATGATATAATTTATTTATAGGAGGAAAAGGAATGATAAAAAATATACTGATATATCCAGATGATAAAAATATTTTGACACAAAAAAGTGAAGAAATTACAACCATTAATGAAGAAATAAAAAATCTCGCTCAAGATTTGATAGATACATTAGAATCTACAAAGACAGGAGTAGGCATCTCTGCAGTTCAGATAGGAGTGCCAAAACGCATCTGCGCTATACAAGACAATAATAATCAATATATTATAATGATAAATCCTTACATCACTAAACGACATGGAAAACTTTTTTATAATGAAGGATGTCTAAGCGCACCTCACACTACTAAAAAAGTATTAAGGAATCAAAAGGTGCAATGCACATATATAGACCTGAAAGGAAATAAGAAGAACATTACAAGAGGAGGGCTAGCAAGCATTATTATCCAACACGAGCTAGATCATTTTGAAGGTTGGTGTGAAGTATTTGATAATGTTAAAACTAAAGGAATAGAGGAGGATAAATAAATGAAATTTATTGGAAAAATAATTGGAATAATTCTTTTCATTGCAGGCATCATAGGAGCATTAGTATTAAGTCTATATACTATGCTTGCAGGAGGAATAGCTAGTCTTATTACTGGTATTCAGTTGGGCGGCAACGCAATGTTAATTGCTACTGGAATTGTACGAATTTTATTTTTTGAGGTAGGTATGGTACCAGGAATTTTGGTTTCTATATTAGGTGTATTGCTTTACAGTTATCTTGATGATTTAGATGAATAAAAGGAGGAAGAAAAAATGCTAAATTTTAAAAGAAAAATGAAAGAAAGAGAATATAAAAAATATATTGAAGAACACAAAGAAAATATAAGAGATGCTTTTGTAGAATTAAGCACGTGTCCAGACTTAGATTGGTTGATTACCGCAGATTTAAGTTGTAAATTATATCAAAGAATTCTTATTCATGATGATAGTAAATATTCTGATGAAGAATTCTGCGCTTATAGGTTATATTATTATCCTACTGATAAATATGAAAAAATACTTGGGTCATTGGTAATTGATAAAGCTTTTGAGCATCATTATCAAACTAATAGACATCATTGGCAAGCTAGACAATATGATGAGGATGAATTAACCGAAGAGTATATTTTAGATTGTTTGGAAAATATATGCGATTGGTTAGCAATGGGATATAAATTCAATGATAGACCAATTCAATATTATAATAAAATTAAAGAACAAATTAAACTCCCAGTAAGCCAAAGGATTTTTATGGAGCGTGTAATGAATGATTTGGAAAAAACTAAAAGAGATATGTCTCAATATGGAAAAATATAAGGAGGATAGTTATGATTAAAGGAGAAGATGTTAGAAAAACTTCTGATATTACTTTAGGAACTAATTATGAAATTAATAAAAATTTAGTAGAAAAATATGAAAAACCTTTAACTGAAGAAGAATTAAAAGAAAAAGCAACATTGATTTCTAATTTCATTATAGAAAAAGAAAACTTTTATTTAATGCTTTTATGTCATGAACAGAGAGATTATACTCTATTTAATCTAAATGGTATCTTAGGAGACTTAGAAGCTCAAAAAACTGTACAAGAGTTGTATGAATGTTTAAAAAATAGAGGAGTGATAAAGGGTATAGATGAGACCCTAGACCATCAAGCTATTGAAATTTGGTTATCAATAGAAGGAGAATCTTACGTTTACTATTTCTTTGGTTATGATAATGGAGTAATTGAGATTGGAGGAAATTATGGCAAATAAAAAAATAGTAGGTATGTTACAACCATTTAATGTAGAACAAATGCTATTTGTATACGAAGATGGAAATAAAATTGATATGATATCTACAACAGTAGATGATTTCGTTAATGATGCTTGTGCATTAATTCATCAATATCAAATTAAAGAATTCCAAATGGCTGGCCCTAGACGTTATACCGAAAACTTTGGACAACAAATTCAGAATAGACAATTAACTGAATATAATAATAGTACGTTAGAAATAAAATATATTTAAGGAGGATAAAAAATGTCTCAATATTTAATTCAAACTGTTGAAACCTATCGAGTTGATACAGAACATGAAGCAGAACAACTTATAACAGATGCTAAAAATGGAAAAGAATATGAACTAAAAAAACATAATGCTGAAAAGAAAGAGGTTAAACAAAAAGGTGAAGTTGTAGAAGAATACTGGAAAGTAAGTTTGACTAAAAAATTTACAGATGAGAAAGACCCAATAGGAACAACTGTTATTAATTACAGTAGTAGCACAGTGAGTGCTTTTTAAGGAGGGAAATGAATGAGTGAAGAAACACAAACTATTAACATAAAAAAATTAACAATTAATGCTAAATTACCAACTCGCGGCAGCGCATCCGCTGCAGGTTATGATTTATATGCAGATACTCAAGAGAAATTGATTATTTTAGCACATGAAACAGTCTTAATAGGAACTGGAATAGCAGTAGAATTACCTGAAGGTACATTTGGAGGTATCTATGCAAGAAGCGGGTTAGCAAGTAAAAAAGGATTGCGCCCAGCAAACTGTACAGGTGTAATCGATTCAGATTATAGACGGAGAAATCAAAATCGCATTACACAATGATTCTGACGAAGCTCAAGAAATAGGAGCAGGAGAAAGAATTGCTCAATTAATTCTTCAAAATTATATTCCAATGGAATTTAATGAAGTAGAAGATTTTGAAGAAACAACTGAACGCGGCGACTCAGGCTTTGGCTCAACAGGAACCAATTAATTTTAACAAGGAAAGGGATTTAAAATGATAGGTTTAATTATCGCAGGAGTCGTAGCAATCCTCTTTATAATATTTATTGCTACAAGTTATATAAAATGCCCTCCAGATATGGTTTATTTAATATCGGGGTTAAGAAAAGAAGCCAGGGTTATTACAGGCAAGGCTACTATTAGAATACCATTTTTAGAAAGAGTTGATAAAATTCCTTTAAAATTAATCCAAATTGATGTTAGAGCAAATAAAGTACCAACAAATGATTTTATTAATGTAGACGTTGATGCAGTAGCCAATGTTAGAATTTCAACTGAACCTGAGTTAATACGTGTTGCCGCAAAACATTTCTTAAATCAAGGAACTGCGGAAATAGCTAATAATGTACAACAAATCCTTGAAGGGAATATGCGTGAAATTATTGGACAAATGCAATTAGTTGACTTAGTAAATAATAAACAATTATTTTCTCAAAAGATACAAGACAATGCAGTAGATGATATTGAGAAAATAGGGCTTGAAATAGTTAATCTAAATGTTCAAAATTGCACGGATGATAACAATGCTATTATTAATTTAGGAGTCGACAATCTAGCTCAGATTTCTAAAAATGCTAAAATAGCAAGAGCTAACGCAGAAAAAGAAATTAAAATTGCTGAATCAAAAGCGGATGAGGAAGGAAATAAAGCAAGAGTAGAAGCAGATGAAAGAATCGCAGAACAAAATAAAAAATTAGCAATTAAAAAATCTGAATTTAAAATTGAACAAGATAGTAAAAAAGCAATTGCGGACGCCGCTTATAATATTCAAAAAGCGGAACAACAAAAATCTATTAATGAAAATGAGATTGCCGCAGAGGTTGCAAAAGCAGAAAAATTAACAGAGCTGAAAGAAAGAGAAGTCGCTTTAAAAGAGAAGGAACTCGATGCTCTTGTAAGAAAACAAGCAGACGCTGATAAGTATGCCGCAGAAGTAAAAGCTCAAGCTGAAAAACAAGTTGCTATTGAAATGGCGGAAGCCAATAAAGAAAAAGCAAGATTGGATGCAGAAGCAGCTAAGTTAGAGGCTGAAGGTATCCAGGCAAAGATGGAAGCAGAAGCTAGAGGTATTCAAGCTAAATTAGAAGCAGAGGCTGCAGGTATTCGTGCAAAAGCCTTAGCTGAAGCAGAAGGAATCGAGAAAAAAGCAGAAGCACAAGCAAAAATGAAAGAAGCTTCTATTGTAGAAATGATTACCAAAGTTTTACCTGAAATTGCTCAAGCTGTATCTTCTCCATTAGAAAATGTAGATAGTATTACAATGTATGGAGATCAAACTGATAAGCTAATTGAAAACAATACTCAAAAAATAGATAAAATATTAAAGATAGCTAATGATTCATTAGGAATTGATGTAAAAGCAGTTATCAATAATCTAATAAATAAAAATGAATAAATCTTATAAAAAAGTAATCTTACGATTACTTTTTTCTTGCGTTTTAAAAAAAATTATGTTATACTGGACTTAGATAGAAAAAGGAGGAATTTTTAATGACAATTCTAAGTCTAGATGCATCTTCTAAATCTACTGGTTGGGCAATATTTCAAGACCAAAAATTAATTGATTATGGATGCATAACATCAAGCTCAACTGATTTAATCAAAAGAATTCAAATAATGACAGCGGGAATCAAAGATATCTTAGAAAAAAATACAGATATTAAACAAATTATTCTAGAAGAAGTGCGTCCTCAAGGCGGCTATGGAGCAGGAAATTTACAAACACACAGGGCTCTTATGTGGTTGCAAGCTTCCATCGCTTTTATGTTGTATGACAATTTTAAAAAGAAAATAGAGCTAATATTCATTTATCCTAGCTCATGGAGAGCTACTTGTAAAATCAAACAAGGTGCAGGAATAAAAAGAGATAGTCAAAAGCAAGCAGATATAAAATTTGTTAAAGATACTTTTGGTTTAGATGTTAATGATGATATTGCAGACGCAATAGGAATCGGATATGCTCAAGTATATACTAATAAACCGGCGGCTTGGTCAAAATAAAAAAAAAAAAAAAGACTACTTATGTAGTCTTTTAAAAATTTCATTTGTCTTTTGGACTATTTCTTCTCCGTAAGTAGCAATTAAATTTGCTAGTAATTCTTCTTGTTCATAATTTAATTCTACATGATAAGAAAACATAGCTGCGTGAACTAGTTCATGACAAATTACTTTTTTTAACATTGTACCTTTTAACCTATCTGACAAATATATAGTTTTATTAATGTCATCACAAGTTCCAACCGTACGTTCTCCATTTGGCATATTAAACACTGTACTGTTGAAACTTGTAACTTTTATATACCAGATTTCTCCATTTATAGTAATCATTTTATTGAATTTTATCTACCAAAGTAGAAAGCTTCTTAACTAATATTTGTTTTTCTTCTGGAGAAGCTCCTTCTACCATTTCAACTATGTCCTCAGATAATTCTTTCATATATTCTTCTAATTCTTGCATTTTCTTTGCAGTATCATGATGTAATTCTTTAGATTCCATATAATATCTTCTTGTAATTCCGCTTCTTCCCTCTCTATAATCTCTCATTTCATATGGATAAGAGATTGGATACATATCGCTTTCATAATACATGCGGCCGTCGCTTGTAGATCTTCGATCGCTGGTAGTTCTCCCTGAATCGCGGTCGCCGCCATAATATCTCATAGAATCTCCAGAATACATTACTGGTGGATAAGTATAACTTTTAGCATATTTATGCTCTTGCTCACTTTCTTCCATAGCTTTAACTATTGAAGCATAGTACATAGCCTCTTCTATATCTTTTAGCATATCCACTGCTTCCCCCAATTCTTGAGCATCTGCGTTCTGTAAATTGCTCATTTGAGATTGAATACAAGACATTAAATTCTCTTTCATCATTTTTAATCTTTCCATATTCGACCTCCTACGCTGTTCTTTCTACTATTAGATTTGCATTTTGCACATCAATAGTTTGGGTACTTATATTTTTTACTGCAATTTGAGCGCAACATCCTGCTGGAATATCTATATTTACACTTCTATTAACGTTAAAAAATTCATTTACCGCAGCAGGCGTTACTGTCATTGTTGTACTTGCTATTGCTTCTCCATTTAAAGATAAGGCTATTGAGATGGCACCTGCTGTTCCTCCATCAGGAACAGCAATGTTACCACCAAAAGTAACTTTAAATCTTGCGCGACATTGATTTGTAAGTCCACGCAATGTAATTAAACCGCTACCTTCTCTATGGACTATGGAGTTATTATTGCAAGTTGTGCTTTCAGTAAATAGCACATTTTGATTTGTTGCTACACTTTGTAAAGTGTTAGCTGTAAATTCAGCCATATTTTTTACCTCCAAGATTTTAATTTAATTACTAGTTGCAGCTACATCCACATCCATAAGCTGAATAAGCTAGGTTTCCATAATATGGATTAGATACCATATAGGCAGGAATTGGACTTGGTCTTAATTCGTTTACTAAGTAAGCGTTTTGAGCTTGTTGACTAGCTGCTAGTCTTAAAGCATTAATCTCATTTTGTTGAGCTGTGATTTGTGCATTCTTATCTTCAATTCTATTTGCAACAATTTCATCATGTAAACTTCTGTATGAATTATTTATTGCGTCAATGGTGTCTCTTGTGTTTGTACACATACTATTTTGCATAGCATTGAATCCTGTTGTTAGATTGTTATTAATTGCGCAAGTATTTGTTGCCATATTATAATTTACATCTGCAATACTTTTTCCAATAGTGTTAGCATTTTGAGCTATATTATAATTAGTATCAGCTATTGCAGATTGTGTTTTGCAGCAACAATCAGCTAGTTGAGAACTTAAATTTTGAGTAGCTAATCTACTTTCGTATCCATTTTGTGTAATAGCATTCGTTACATTAGCAAATTGATTACATAAATTTGTATTTAAGTTACCAAAAGAAGTGTTCATCGCATAGAATCCATCACATAATCCAGTATTTATAGTATTTGTTGCTTGGGCAACCCTATCGAATCCACTGTCTATTTGACGAGCTAATTGAGAAAAATCAGATGCTAGTACATAATTGTCCATAGCTCCTGTTCCATCTGTTCCTCCTCTATTATTTCCCCAGCCGTTGTTTCCCCAACCGCAGAAAACAAATAAGAAAAGAATAATAATCCACCAAGCGCCATCGCCATTCCACATACCATTTCCATTAGTTCCATTCATACCAGTTGCCGCAGCGATGTCTGATAAACTATAACCTCCATTTGAATTTAACATTATTTTTGCTCCTTTCTAAAAAATATTTATTTAAAGCCCAAACGTTTGTTTAAAGCTATTAAATTCTTTATCAAAATCTACTCCGCGTTCTTTAGCCATATTTCTTACTATAGTTTCTATCTCTTGAGTATTTCCATTTTGAGCAAGAGTTAAGATATTCGCAAAAATAGGATTACTTTGAGCTTGTTGTTGAAGCATACCCATAACTAGTTGTTGAGGATTAGTGCTTTTTGCCATTTGCATAAAATCGTTCATATTATTTATCATAATCTTACTCCTTTCTCTTTATAATAGAAACTTTATCTGAAGTATTAGTTTTTTGAATTTCGTCTATTTTTTCTTCTAATTCTTCTAATTTAGATAAAAGTTTTTCATGTACTGATGAACATTCTTCTTGAGTATTATCACTCTCAGTTAAATATTTTTTTGTAGATGTCTTATCAGTAGCAAGTTGTCCTTCAATAATCGGTTTAAAACAAACTAAACTAGTAGTTCCATTGTTATTCCACATTTTAACATAAACTTCACTTAAGTCAGCTTTAGGAAAAATTCCATACCCTCCAAAAGGAATATCACTAACTCTAGCTACCTCTTGGCTATCAACAATTTTCCCCGGAATTTGATTTGACTGTGCGGCAACTGAAGTCTGAGGAGCTTGATAGCTAGGTATTGCCGCTTGATTATATCCATATAAAGGTTGTTGAGGTTGAGGATAATTTGAATAAAAATTTGTAGGATAATAATTCATAATTTTATTTTTCTCCTTTCATAAAAATTTTATATTTCCTTTCTGTTCTACTTTTAATGAATTTTTTATGAAAATTAATATCAAACTTTGTCCTAGTTTTTATAAAAATTGTAAAAATTAAGATATACAAAAAGTTTTTAGAAAATATTGAGGGAAAAAATCATTTTGAATAAAAAGAAGCATAAAAAAAGAACAGAGAAATAAATTGTTTTATTTCTCTGTTTTAATAACATAATCTATAATTGTGTTCTCGTCCATATCTTGGCTGAATACAATAGAAGTAACTTCTGTATCTCGTATCTCATACATTCCTGTATTGCCTATTTCAATAGTCTTTCCGTTGATAACCACCATAACCACATCTCCTGTTACGGTTTGGATACCTAAGTGTGAAATATAAGCTATTGTAGATAGGCAGTCCTGTTTAATTAAAGTATATATTTCTTGATCTTTGGTAAAAGGGCCTTTTATTTGGCCCATATACCCATTATATCCACTACTCATTAGCTAGCCTCCTATTCTTTTGTTGTTGAACTGTCATCTGATCTTGTATCTTCTTCAATAATTAGCCATGCACTATAAGCAGGTAAATCATCAATTAAAGCTTGTGCAGCTGTATCGCTTTCTGTTGCGGCAACACATCCTACACTTCCAGTTCCCATGAATCCTAAATCTATCCAATCAGTTCTGCCATCATAAGTTGCATTAGGACCCTCAGCTCTTTTAACTGGATCTGAATATAATATATATAAATGATATCCAGTTTCTGAATTACAAGCTGTCTTCATAATATAATTGATAGGATTTCCAATAGCTTCTGTGGTTCCATCAGTGTAAGTAACTTGAACTTTTTGAGTTCCTTCTCCCTCGGTATCTCCAGTATCTATGCTTAAACTAGATGGCCATTTAACGGTTGTTGTATAGGCAGGAGTGTCATTATTATAAGTTACTGTAAAAACTCCCGCGTCTGTTAATGATATATCTGAAATAGAAGTTAAAGCTTTTTCAAACACATCAGAAGCACCAGAATTATAATTGACTGTTAATGTACCTTCTGAATTTAATGTTATTCCAGTAATGAATTTCGCTTCACTTTCTAGTGTTTCTTCTCTACCTGTTACATATTGAACTTTTATAGTTCCTGTACTATCAATAGATAAGCCACTAACCCACTCTAAGTCTGTTGAATAAGTAGTTGGATTGCCGCTAGCATCAGGATAATTATATACTATCTCAAAATGTCCATTTGTAGTATCTAATGATGCGCTAGTAATAGATTTAACATAATTTGTATATGTCTTGTCATCTTGATTTGTATATTTTAATGTAATATTACCTTCGTCGTCTAGTGTCAAATCTTTTACCCAAGTTAAGTCTGTTTCATATTTAATATTTTCTCCGCTATCATCTACTGTATTATACACTACTTCAAAATGTCCTGTTTCAGAGTCTAGTGAAGTGCTAGAAATAGATTTAATAAAGTTTGGATAAACTTTATCATCTTGATTAGTATATTGCATTGTAATATTGCCATTATCATCTAATAAAATATTCTTAACCCATGTTAGACTCGTTGTATACTTAGTTGCAGTTCCATCTTCATTAGTATCATAATTATAAGTTACTGTAAAATCTCCTGTTTCCGCATCTAAAGTTACATCTTTTATTGACTTAATATAATTTTCATATACTACATCATCTTGATTTGTATATTTTACTGTGATATTTCCACTCTCGTCTATAGACAATGCTTTAACCCAAGTTAAGTCAGCTTCATATGTATCATTTGCGCCTGTTGTATCCGTTGTATTATATGTAGCTATAAAATGTCCTGTCTCAGAATTTAAAGATATAGATTTAAGAATTTTTAAATAATTCTCATATACTTTATCATCATCAGCAGTATAATCCAAAGTAATAGTTCCATTATCAGTTACATTTATATCTTTAACCCAGTTTAAATTTGTTGTGTATTCCGTTGGGGTACCATCGGCTTCATAGTCATAATTAAAATCTATCTTAAATTCTCCTGTTTCGGCGTCTAAGCTAATACTCTTAATAGATTTTATATAATTCTCATAAGTTTTATCTGCTTGGTTAGTATATTGCATAGTAATAGTTCCTACAGAATCTAATACTAAATCTTTAACCCAAGTTAGACTCTGACTATATGCAGTAGCTGTACCGTCTTCATTAGTATCATAATTATAAGTAACTTCAAATAATCCGGTTTCTTTATTCAAAGTTAATGTTTTTATAGTTTTTATAAAGTTTTTATAAATTGTATCGTCTTGATTTGTGTATTTCATAGTTATAGTTCCGTCATCTGCTAATACCAAATCTTTAACCCAAGTTAAGTCAGCTTCATATTTATCATTATTACCATCTTCGTCAGTGGTGTTATAAACAACTTCAAAATGTCCATTTGTAACATCAAGAGTCAAGCTATTAATCTTCTTTAAGTATTGATCAAAAGTCTGTTCATCTCCATAAGTATATTCAAAATGGATTGTTCCATTGTCATCAATAACTATATTGTCTACGTATCTTAAGTACGTTACATATTGAGTATCTTCTTTAGCTAAGCTTTCGCCATCTCTTGTTTTATCATAATTAAAGTTTACAATAAATTCTCCTGTTTCCGTAGTATATTGTATGTCCTTTATCCATTTAACATAGTTTTGTAATACTTTATCATCTTGGTCTGTATATTTAAAAGTTAAAGTTCCATATTCATCTATTAATATATCTTTAACCCAAGTTAATGATTGTTCATAATGAGTTGCGGTACCATCTTCTTCATTAGGATAATTGAAATCTATTTCAAATAATCCTGTTTCCGCGTTTAATGAAGTAGAAGTTATCCACTTAATCAAGTTAGTATGAACAGTATCATCTTTATTAGTATAATCAATAGT